TCTTGCTCAGTCACACTTGCGTAAGGGATGGCAGGGGTTGCAAGCGCAAAGCTGCAAGTGGAATAGGCAGAGGCTGTGTATTCACCATCTACGGAAGTGCAAGTCCAATGGGCTGTGGTGATGAAACCATCAGCGACAAGGTAGTCGGTCTGTGTAATTGTCCAAGTGGTAGTCATTTTTGCTCCAGTGCCGTGAGGCGGGTTGTGAGTGATTCGATAAGGGCTTGCTGTTCTTGGATGGCCTTGATAAGTCGGGCCTCTGTTTTGCCGTAACCGGAGACAGTCAAGTAGCCGTTTTGCTCACCAACGGCATCAGAATAAACCTGTTGCATCTCTTGAGCGACAAAACCCGTTTGATGACCAGAGCCATCTTTGTAATCAAACTCCACAGGTCGCAAAGCCATTAAGTTGCTTAATTGCGGAGTTAGGTCAACGATGTTTTCTTTTAAACGTGCATCAGAAAAAGAACCAAAAGCCGCTTGCGAAGCTCCGTTGGCATTGATTTGTCCAGAGCCAGTTCCTTGAGCATTAACAGTAAAGCCAATAAACACCTGACTAGTTGTTGTTGTCGCAGATGGCTTGTCAACGTAAAGCGTGAAATTACTATCGGTGAGGTCAGCGTTATAAAATCTAGCAGCCGCATTTGCTGCGCCAGATCCTTTAACGTACAATTTTGCACCCCCAGAAGTTGCAGTAGCCCCCACCAGCAAATTCCCACTGGAGTCTATACGCATGGCTTCTGAGCCATTGATAATAAAAGAAATTGGTAATGCGGTTGTAGTTCCAATCTGCATAAAGTTGGTTGAGTCTTGGTAGATAAGGCCATATCTTGTTGACCCAACACCAAACTGAATCCTAGATGCCGTTGAACCACTGACATTTATTGCGGCAGTTCCCGAAGTCGTAACAACACCAACATTTCTCGCAAAACCATTTCCAAAAATGTCAGGGCTTGTTGTACCCACGCCCAAATTCCCACTGGCATCTAGCGTCATCGCTTGAGTAAACGTGATGGCATTACCTGCTGTGCCACCTGCTGAGTTATACCAAGCATGAGTGCTTCCGGCATTTGCTCCTGTCATTTCATAACGAGCCGCACCAAGACCTGAGTATTGATATATCCAATTTGTGTTGTTGTTGTAACAACCCGAAACCATATCTGCCGCAGTATTCCCAGAACCTGAACTAGCAATTGCACCCGTGGCTCCGGTTTGATTTGCCTTCCAGTTGCTTCCCCAAGCACTCGGAGTAACACCCAGTCCAAGGTTACCGGAGGCATCGGCAACCCAAGAAAGAACTGCGTCTGTTTGGTTGTACAAAGAAAAACATGGAATACCAGCCGCGCCCGTATAACCAAAGCGCCAGCGTTTACCGCCAGTTTCAATGGTGTTATCCATCACATAATAAGTGGAGGAACCAGTGGCGTTTTGTTTTAACTGAATACCAACGCCAGCTACTTGGACATCCAGTTTTGCAGCAGGCGAACTCGTCCCAATACCCAAATTTGTCCCATCAAACGTCAGCGCAGTACCAGTAGCCAATGCACTTGTAGAGCTTGCGTAGACCACACCGCCAGAGGTGAAGGATGTTAGTCCTGTGCCGCCGTTTGCTGTGGGTAGCGTACCTGTGACACCTGTGGTCAGGGGTAGACCTGTTAAGTTAGTTGCAACACCGGATGTCGGCGTACCCAGCAAAGGTGTAACGAGTGTGGGACTTGTTGACAACACCAAGTTGCCAGTACCTGTTTTTGTGCCAACACCAGTGCCACCTTTAGTGACCTTGAGCAATGGACCTGTATCAAATAATGCGTCAATGGTGTCCAGATCGGTATTGATCTTTGTTCCCCAAGTATCAGTCGATGCACCGACCTCTGGTTTAGTAAGTGCTAGATTTGTGGTTGTGGTATCAGCCATTTTTCACCTCATGCGGCAATTTGCCAAGATTCACTATTATCTGCAACTTGAGTCCAAGATTCACTTGTATCGCTAATTGCAGTCCATGTTTCAGATCCGTCTGTAATTGGAGTCCAGGTTTCGTCTATATCAGGCAATGCTGACCAACTCTCAGATACATCACTTTCAGGCAACCATTTTAAGTTACCCGAAACACTCATGCTTGAAACACAAGTAATATTTAAAGAAGCATTCTGTCTTCTCTGTCCATTAATCACCAAGCTACTAGAAGCAACAATCGGGAATTGTGCATTTGCTATAACTTGAGATCCAATAACAATAACTGAAGCATCAGCCACAGTCATTGTTGCAAAAGCAACCCTAACCCCATTAATAACTAATGTGCTTGCATCGTTTGCCGCCAATGCGCCAATGGCAACACGCCTAGCCGCAACAGATATACTGCTTGCACTAGAAATACTAGCCGCACCTCTTGCAACCCTTATTGCAGAAGTTGTTATGGAACTAGAACTAGAAATAGCTGCAGCACCAATTGCAACTCTTTTCGCAGAAACAGCTAATGAACTAGCTGAACTTATTGCAAAACCAGATGTCTTTACAACATTGGCATTTACAGCAACAGAACTAGTATCAGAAACGGCTAAAGCACCTATACAGATGCGTTTTGCCGCCAGTGTCATGGTACTGGTATCGGAAATGGCTAAAGCACCAAGGCTTACACCATAGGAATATTTTCCTTGTCCGTATGGGCCAGAACCATAGGCAGCCATGTTAAGTCAATGTAATTGTCAAACTTGTTGCAGGAATTCGGAACACATCGCCATCATTGATAACACGCGATGTAGTCAATGGCGCCCAAGCAAGTAGATTCCCAGCAGTGCTGGCATCAAAAATACCTGCCCAACCAATTGTTCCCCAATTACCACCAGAAGCAGCAGCAAACTCAATAGCTGCAGCATTACTAAAAGTAGTGGCTGTTCCAGAACCTGAAATAGTCCCAGTAACAACCCTTGCATACGCATTTCCGCTTACCTCAGTACCGCCACCAGTATCACTAGGTGCGGCAGTAAACAAACCAACATACCAAGCAGTAGGACGAGTTGCCGCGCCTGTCGTGAACAAATATGTTAGTACAAGATTTTCTGTGTAATCGCTAAAAGATGACATTTTTTATCCTAAAGAACGGGCACGAACAACCGGAGTTGAGGAAACAGATGCCCTTTGATCTGCTATCTCAATGTCGCTTAAAGAATTGGAGTAAAGTTGACCCCATGTGTTAAGACGTTCATCGTCTTTTAAGTATGGACTCGCTTCTATTAAAGCACCATACAAATACAAGTCTGGGGCATATGTTAATAGAAAGTTGCTTGTGTTTGAATCACTCAGTGCGGTGATCTTGGCATAGTATGTCAATTCACCAGTGTATGTTGTATCTGGAGCAGGTATTACCTCTATTTGAGTACCAATAATTGTATAGTAAACAGGTTTTCCGATAGAAATATACCTGTTTTCTTTTAACTCATCTCCATAAAATTCAGTAACAAATTCAAGCCTAACAACAGGACTTGTATTTATTTGAAACTCTTTGGCCTGTAGCCAATCGGAAGGGTAAGCAAAATATTGCGTATCAATAGTGGCAGTAGCCCTCTTTATCATTTGCCGGATACGCAGCTTACGATTAAATTTTGCCTCTGCTAAAGTGATAAATGAAGGGATAATTGAAGTCAGGTCATCCCGATTAAGATAATCAGAAATGGTTGTCTTTAGTCCACTAAAAGTATCAAGTGCCATTTTCTACATCCCTACACGCTAGTGTATGCTCATGTCTGAATTCAAATGTTCCGATATGAAAGATCTCTTTAGAAAGATCTTGGTCAACATATGTTTTATGCCCATTTTGGGCGGCTCTGCGGCAGAACCAAACATCTTCTCCTATGTAGTCCTCCGCAGCAGGAACCCAAGGGATAGCAAACCAAGGATATTCCATAGATTTATAGACTTCGGATTTGACAAGCATTACACCCATCCCGCAGTAGTCTACGTCAACAAGTCCTGTTGAATCATCATCAGTATATACCCGATTGATAAATGTTGCATCCATATCTGGAGTATTTTTTTTCACAGCAATGGGTTCTGTTGGAAACCTACGTTTGGCATAGTTCCCGCAAACAATACCCGTATCATGTTTTAACAAGCGAATGATGGAATCTTTTGGGAACCTCATATCGCTATCTAGCCACAAGGTGTGTGTACACTCAGCCGCAATAGCATCCCTAGCCAAATCCTGACGTTGTGCTGACAACAATGTGCCAGAGCTAGTGTAGATAACCACTTTATGATTTGTTGTTCCTACGGTATATCCAACTAGCCTAGCTAAATCAAAAGCAAATCCAGAGTTAACAAAATCCCGTGTTGGAACCAAAATCCCAATGGTCTTACTATCCATTAAACTTCTCCAGGTCTTGTGCGAAATGCACGATTGTCAGGGTCATTGAGCCAACGCTTCATGTAAGCTTGGTCTTCTAATTTCCCTTCAGCTTTCATTTGATAAAACAATGCCATTGGAATAGATGCAACATGGTGCATCTCACCCTTCCAATTAGCCTTCTCATCAAAAGAATTAAATCGTTCTTTATTGTCTGCAACAATCTGTGTTGCATCAATTATTGTTTCAATGGTAGCCTCGTCTTTTTTAGCATCGTAATGCCACATCTTACGAGTACCAGTTTCAAGATTTATATCAAATAGTTTTGTGTGCATATAAAAAAGGGTGGGTTATTAGCCCACCCCTTATTCAGCTTAAGTCTGAATTGTAGAGTTCAAGTCATAGACAGCGCCATGAGCCTTTTCGTTTTTGATCTTCAAACCCCATTCACACAAAAGCATGCGTTTTTCGGCATCACCGGTCTTAGCCAGCTCAACTGTCTGGAAGGGACGCAGATAGCAAACACTTGCGTATTCAGGATCAAGCACGAAAACATCACGCTCACGTTGGAAACGGTTAGGCACAATGCTTACGTTACCAAAGTCAGACACATAGATGTCTGCAGCGCCAATCAAAGTAGCGGGTTTAGCACCACCATTGATGTTGAAACGGCTAGAAGCAATACCAGCCATCTTAGACAAGTTCTGCTTGTTAACAGGACCAGCCATAACGATAGATGGTGAGCCGCCTTCTGTCCACACCTTCTGAATTACGTCTTTCAGCAATGCTTCGCTGAATGAACGCAAGTTAGTTGTTGTGGCATCAGTACGAGCCGCATCAGGGATAGTAGTGTATGAAGGATCACCACCACCAGTACCTTCGCTTGTATTGGTCTTCAAGAAGGCCAACAAACCTGCGGTTTTACGAGCGGCAGATGTAGAACCAGCAGTGGCGGCTTGGTTAGCCAACATTGTGGAGCACATATCGCGCTTAATTTCCGCAGATTTTTTAGCCATTTGATAGCTCAATTCTGAGCGGCGGCCTGCTTTGTCAACAGCTTCCAATGTACCAGCAATGATTACATCCTTACGGCTAATCTGGGTGTAGTTGCCCAAACGAACTGTAGCTGTAACTGCTGTGAAAGAAGTGATGTCATCGCCTTCAATCTGAGCATTGGTTGTGCTGGCAGCAGCCAGGTCATCGGTTTGCCATTCAAAGAAAGTATTGGTAACGTTTTCACGCCCAATATTGCTCATAAATGGTGTCTCTTCTGGAGAGATCTGATAAATAACATTCGAAAGATCTTCCCGAACGCCCTTCGCATCAAAGCGAGTATAGGTGTTAGTAATAGCAGCCATGATAAATCCTTAAATAAATTTCTCGAAAAGGGATGCGGCATCTCTGACGCTTCCAGTTTGTGCAAGACGCTTTTTTGCGTTATTTATATCACTAGATTTAGAACTTACGCTACCTGCTGAACCTGGACTAGCCATCCTTGGTGCTTTTTTAATCTTTGCTTGGAATTCTGGACGTTTACTCATCATCTGGTCATATTTCCACGCTTTGTGAAGCGCCAATAATGCCCGTGAATCAGAGATGCCGTTCAGTTCCTGCTCAGTAAAACCCAATTTCTGACCATATTCCAACAAAGCCTTACCTTCTGCTTTAGCCTTCTCTGGAGAATTCCACTCTGGAATCTTCTCTTTCAATATGACAGTTTCCTGCGCTAAAGTATTTTGTAATTGCTTCTGTGATTCAGCTTGATACAACTGGTTAAGTCTCACTTGCTCCATTTGTACTGCGTATTGTTGTTGCTGTCTACGCTGATGTGATGTCCATTGACGGGCATATTCAGTCGGATCTTCAACTTCTAAACGGTTCCAATCAGGCTCTGGAGGCTCAAACTGCTGCAATTTTTGCTGCAATTGTCCTAATATCTGAGAGTATTGTTCACGCTCTCCACGTACTTGCTGAAATTCAGATTCGACAATTTTGCGTTCTTCTGCTAATTTCTGCGTTTTCCGTGTGTAGTCAGCTTCACGTTGATAACCTCGGATAAGTTCTTCCTTTTGGACTTCGATTTCTTTACCGTCAACTTTGACAATAAACTTCTCATTCCTTGGGGCTTCATCCTCAGACTCTTCGTCTTCGCTTTCTACTTCCTCAGAAGTTTCCTCTGCTTCGTCTTGTGGCTCCGCAGATTCCATTTCCTCAGACTCAGATTCGGATTGCTCCTCCTCCGGTTGCGCCTCTGCACTAGTGTCAACACCCTCTTGGCTGTCTAGCATAGTAGCAAAGCTTTGCGCGGCTTGGTTTACTGTAATCGAACCGACTGCATTTGCGTTATCGGACATATTTACCTCTTAGTTTAACAATCATCGTGCCTTTGGTGGGCGACCACGCTGGCGAGCAAGAACGACTTCAGCCATCTTGCCTGTATCCATAACAGAGCGTAGTTTTGCCCTCAAGATGTCTACTGTTGTCAAAAGCAAATAAGCTTGCTCTCTAACTGGTCCTTCCATTAATTTGGAAGAACGAATCTCACGATAACAGTCATCTTCAATCTTTTTGATTAACTCATTTAAGAGTTCATCTTCAAGTAGCATCTTGGCTCTGTCACCTCTTGCGAGGTTAATATCTAATTCATCCATATCACATCATAGGTTGGGGCTGTTGATTACTCATTGCAGCTTGTTGACGGATTATCTCTCGGTCTTTGTTCATTGCGGCATCAATTTCCGCAGTTTGAATTTGTACACCATATTTCAATTCTAACTCATATCTTTTCAAAATACCATCTTGTTCAATACGATCACGTTCACGATCATCTGCCATTATCATTTTTTCACGGTCTAATTGCAGTTCGGCAGCTTTCTTTTGAATATCTGCTTGAATAGCTTGAGCCTGTACTTGAGCCAATGTTTCTTCTGGCGTAGGTTTTGCAGCCTCTGGAGGTGGTATCTGGTAATCAGCAGGTAACTGGTTAAAGTAATTCTGTGAATCTTTAATGCCTGCCAGTTGCAATAACTTAGTCAAAGTATTTGTGTACTGTGGTATAGATACAACAGGGTTACCAGGGCCAGTTTCTTTAATTAACATTTCCTGACGCAAAGCAACTTGATTAAGAATATTGATTCGGTCTTCAATAGTGCCATCACCAACACCGACATTGACTACTACGTCCATATTTGAATCCCAAGAGCGAGGGTCAATTTGCACGAATGTATTACGCAAACGAATCATTCGAGCACGATCTTGGTTCTCAACTACCAACTTCAAAATGCCTGTAAACAGCTTACGCAAACCTGTTTCAGCAAAGATACGAGCTATCATCTCGATATGTTGGTGAGCAGCGTTAACAGTAGCAGATACTGCAGCCTTGGTAGTGCTTTGCAGCGCATCTGCATCTAGTCCTGCAGCAGCTTTAGAAATGCCTGTACGGGTCTGTTTAATGTCATCTAAGTAGTCAAGCATTGGGAATGCGGCTTGACCAACAAAAGGAGTAGTAAACGGCTGAACCATACCTGGCGCTCTCATACGGATAACTGCGCCAACCTCAGTGTTTAGCACATCTTCCATGTTGGCCTGCCCCTCAACTATTGCTGTACGCGGGTGGATAGCTTGGGCCAAAGAGTCCAAGATGCCACGTTGGACATTAGACTTAATACGCTGGATATCCATAACCACATCGGCAGGACACATACCAAAAAAGGTGTGTGGTTCTGGGTCTGGGCAGAAGTCAGCAAACTGGCGGTCATCAACAATCTCATTGCGGAGAACCTTATTGCTTGTGCCAACAGTGCAGATCCTACGCATCTCAGCAATGCCATCTCCATCAAAGTCTACCTTCAAGTAGCCTTCAATATAGAGAACACTCTTGCTTGATGGATCACCATTGTTTGCAGTACTGATAACGGCAAATGGATTACGGGCTGTATATTCTTGGTTATTGTCAAAGTCGTTACCGTTACCCGCAACTTCCACCATTTCATCGTAGTCGTAGCCCATAGCAACTAGATCGGAAACAGTCTTCATTGTTCTATGGCCTACAAAGGTAGCTTCATCAATAGACTTTGCCCTACGGTCAATCAGAAATTCTTCTGGTGGCAATGCCTCAATTTTTACCTTGCCAGACTTAATTCTACGCTTAATCTCTACATCGTAAAACATAGGAGGAGGAGTCATAATGCCTTGAGCATCATTCATTGGCTCACTGCCAGGCATTGGGTACTCACGTACAGCAGATATCTCTACATCTGTATTTTCTGTCAGCATCATCATGCTCTGCTCGTCAAGCATAGAAAATGATTCTGCTTTGACTTCTACAGATTCATCCCACCAGTATTTAATGATTCCGACCTTGCGAACCAAAGCATCTTTAAAAGCAGAATGAAGAATCTTAAAGCCAGGATTATCACGCTTAAAGATAAAGTCCACGTAGTCAGTTGCTTGTTCAGCACTGCGTATATCTTCTGCGCCTTGGGGGGTAAACTCAACTACACGTTCTGGACCAAAGAAAATACGCATCAGGCTAGGAAGAATTCCCTGGACTGTATCTCGTACATCCATAGAAACTACTTGGGAGCGACCTTCTTCTTCATCACCAAAGGGCTGACCATAGTAATACTCAGTAGCCAATGCACGATTGCCACCAATGTCGTCATCTATGAAAGAAATGGCATCATAAATCTCAGCAGAGATAACGCCTTGAAGTTGCTCTTCAGACATGACCTCATCATTTTCCATTTGGCCCTGAAGAGTCTCAGCCATCAACATTGGATTTTCGTACATATTATTTCCTTAACGACCGCCTATGTAAGGGAGGATTCCAGAATAAGTATTCTGCAATATAGAAGGAATGCCCCCAACGTAATTGTTAGCCATCCCACCATAGGGGTTGCCCATTTGTGGAGCCATAAAAGGTTTGTCATCTTCTTTCTTTGCGATTTCATACTTAAATGCTGATCGAGCCATATCACCCATTGTTGCATCAGGTTTAGTAATCCCTTTGTATAAATCCATAGCTGGAGATATTTGTTCTTTAATTTGATTTTGTGCAAAGCCGCCAAGAGTATCGCCAAGAGACATTGGTGCTATTGGTGCTGCCATTGCTGGCGCGGCTGCTGTCACTGCTTCTGCTACTGGGGCGGCTGCGGCTCCTGCTGTTGCAGCTGCGGCTTCTGCTTGTAAAGATTCAAGAAATGCTGCAAGTAAAGCTTCCATTTAGTCTTCCTCGTCTTCCATGTTGTATTCAGTCCTAGCCATCATCAACATATTCTGCTGATTCTTGGTCATCTTTTTGGTGATAGGGCCACCAGACAACCATGCTGAACAGGTTCGGTTACCTGCACACTTAAAGTCAAACAGTTCGCAGTATCCTAGATTAGCCGCACCTTGGACATCTTTGGCATAGCCATCAGTCTCTTCGTCTATACCTTTTAAGATACAGACTTCCATCTCAGGAGTCTGGATAAAGGCAGCGCAGTTACCACAACGCATGGTCTGGGCTTCTTCAACATCCGTCTGCCACTCATCTGCTCGCTTCATCCAGAAGTCAACATTGTCTTCATCAGGATTAGCAGGACCATAGCCAACATTCTTAAACGCCCAATCACGGGCTTTCAGGTTGACTTTAATGTCATAGGTAGCGATAGGGCAGTTCATAGTTTCACCACTTTACTTTATTGGCCCAGTACGCTGCGCTCATTTTGCCTTTAGCAATATTCTCAGCATGACGGGCTTTAAATGCTTCGTTTCTTTTAGATCCATCAGGACTACCAGAAACACCTTGCTGACCAAAGCGAATCAACTTTACTTGTTCACCAGACTTAGCCAATACAGCATGGCTTTTTTCTGGATGACCAGGAGTCCTCTTTGGTTTGTTGTAACCAGAGAATTCTTCTGATCCACGCTTAATCATTTCTTTTTAGCAGTCTTAGCCGCTTGCTTAAAGTCCTTGGCAGTAGGAGCGCCCTTACTACCTACAGGACGCATCTTCTCTTTTGAGCCATTTGCTATGCGTTCTTTCTTTGCAGCGATATTTGCATAAAGTCCAGGTTTCATAACAACTCCGTTACGCTGATTGTTGAGCCAGTAACTGTTGCATCTTTAATAAGTGCAATCTTGTCACCAGACGCTACGGCAAAGATTTCGCTGGTATTGGCTGGTATCAGCATACTGGTTGTAACAGTTGCTGTTGGCGCAGATCCAAACGAAACATAACAATGACCCAAGGAGCAGGCCACACGGACATGAGTTGTACTTGCGGCAAAAGCAGTACTGGCAGCAGTTGTATTAGCCGCTGCAATTACTTGGCTAGTACCAATCCTAAATACATTAGGGATGGTATTTCCATTACTGTCTCTAGTTAAGAAGGCCATGATTTTCCTCTGGTTTATTTTCTACTGCGGTTAGTTGCCATGCGTTGACCACGCTTTGGCATATTAGCTTCTGACATTGCGATGGCTACAGCTTGGTCACGGGATTTAACCTTTTGACCAGAAGAAGACTTGAGCTTCTTGTCTTTATATTCACCCATAACCTTGCCAATTTTCTTGGCGGCTTCATCCATATTCATAGGGATCTCCAAATAGGTTTGCCAATACTACCATAGTGTGTTAATAAAAAAAAGAGCCACTTTTTTACGGTGGCTCAAAATAGCAACAGCAATCAAACTAAACCTCGAATCAACCTTTTTATAGGCTTACCCCAAGATGAATTAGATCCCCAAGAGATGGTGGCAGCATCTGACGCAAATGTCAAGACAAAAGCATCAGCCATGTCAGGAGATTTCAATCCCCTCCTACGGATATCATCCTTAGACTCAATCTTGATCTTCCCATTGGAGGTAAAGGTGTACCTTACAGTTGCCAGTTCAGCAATAAAATCCTCATTGTTAGGTATCTTGCAGTCTCTTTTCTCCAACCAGGCTTTGGTTTTGTGCCACAACTCAGCCCTCAGATTCAGATAAGTACCGCCCATAGCAGGACTTTCTGACACATTTATACCCCGACAGGGTAGTTTTAACTCTCTCAGCCTATCAACAACACCCGCTCCTAGACCAATAGAGTCAACCAGAATTTCTGTAGGACGGGTTTTGTGGTCACAAGCTTCGTACTGGGCCACCACCGCACCTGTTAGTTGCATCAGATCCAAGTTCCTCCACCTCTCAAGAGTGTGTACAACATTAGACTGACGTTTACATAGAACTGAAGAATCGGAGCCAAAGCGAGCCACATCGAGTCCCCAAATGATCGGAGCATCTTCATAAGCTCTTGTATCCCTGTGTTTAGCAGATTCAAGCAACTCCATAGGAATAATCGTGTCATCATCGCTCCTTGGGAACTCACCCAGCACCCTGATCCTGTAAGCATTACTTTCCTCGCCATAGCGAGATTTCATGTCCTCTACGTACTCTTTACTGACACGGGTAGAGTCAATGCAAGAAACGCGCCTAGTCCACCACTCATCCTTTAATCTGTTATGCGTATCAAAAAAGAAGCCTGAACTTCTAACTGGATTGCCTAACAGTATAGTCAAAGCGTTGTGACCGGACATCGAGCCTGCAGCGGCCTCAAACACAGCCTCTGGCACACCAGAAGCCTCATCTGCTACCAGCATAACGTTATCTGAGTGAACGCCTTGTAGGGCTTCAGGTTGTTCTGCTCTACTGGTCCTAGCGGAGATAAACGCCTCGGTAGCAGAAGCCTTCAACTCAATCCTTTCCTGCTTGACATCAAGGAGATCTTGGATTGGCTTGGGAAGCTCTTTGACCCATCTCTTTAACTCTGCAAACAAAGCATCGTACAGTTGAGCAGAAGTAGGAGCGGTGACCACCACCTTTACCGGATACCTGGTCAACAAGAACCAAAGCATAGCCCAACTAGCAGTAGTACTTTTACCTACTCCATGACCAGACCTGATAGAGATCTTTCGCTCACCAGTAGCCACAGCGTGTAGGAACTCCTTCTGCCACTCATCAGGCTCAACTCCCAGAACCTCTTTCACAAACCGATTAGGGTCATTTCTGTACAGCTTAATAAAATCAATGAAGGGATTATTAGCCATTGCTTTCCAATATCTCAACTATCTCAGCCTTACCCATATGCTTCAAAGCCTGTAGGTGTAAATCCCCTAGACTGATGTTCACCTGCGTCTTAGCCGTATCACCGTAGTTCTCAGGATCCAACTTAGAGGCCATCCACTTTCTGGTGTCAACTTGCAACCTGGCCTTGTTAACTCCTGAGTTACTAGTCTCATCAGCATCATCAGCAATCTCCAACGCCTCTTCAGCCAGCTTCTCAGCCTTTAGCTTTCTAGCATTCAATACCGCATCCCTACGCTCATCAGTATGGTTTATCCAAAAAGACAACATCGGCCTAGAACACTCTATAAACTCAGCCAACCTCCCAATAGTCATTCCCTGCGCTATATGAGCAGTAACAAACTCTATACCCCCCAATGCCTCTATCTTCTTCTCCAAAGCCCTACGCATAGGAAATCCAGCCATGTCTTCTCCTTGAATTAATGTCTACAAATTCTAAACTATAAAAATTTTTTTGGAAGGACTCTTTTTGTAGGCGGGGGTAGGGGTGGGGGTGTTGATGTGTGTCGATGTCTGTTTGTGTCCCCTGCCACAGCGCCCCCTGCCGTTTTAGCATGGGGGGGGTAAACCCTACCCTTACACGTTAACCCTTACTGGTAAACCCTATTATGGTAAACCCTCCTGTGTTTCCATCCAGTACTGTGTTTCTATACAGCATAGGGTAAACCCTGGGTTATAGGTTATGCGTTTATTGCATAGATCTAAATGAGAATGATTCGCATTCGCATTTGTCTCATGGGTGCATAGAGTTTAGGTAGGTCGGTGTTTAGGGAATGGGTTTCTGTTTTATTTAGGTTTGTCTCTATCCCTATCATTCCTCTGGAAACTCCTCTGTAGTCTGTTGTATTCCCTCCTACTATATTAAATGCCCTTGACCTAGGCTATCCCTTGTTTCGCGGTTCTTACTGTAGCCACAAAATCAAACTGTATTCAATCGTTCTAAGGGTAACTACTGATAGGGTTTTGGAGCTATCAATGAAATCAACAACTTACGAGAACTGGCACGATTCTTTTATGCTTATATAGTGAAAGGCACAGTTTTTGACCCTTCATTGTCAACACCAAAGGAACCTAATATGACAACTCAAGAATATCTATTGTTAGTGATTGAGGCTGATGGGCCTTGTAGTCTTCGCCATGCTTGGAACGATTGCAAATTTCAAGGCTATACAAAAGGGTTCGTAAAGGCCCTTCAAAGCCTCAAGGATGCGCGATTAGTAGAGACTGATACAGAAGATGGCGAAACCACAATTTCATTGATTTAAGAGGTCACACAATGCTCACACAAGATCATTCAACATATTTATCATTTTCAGAAAATGGATGGACTCTTATTAATCAAGGTTTACCATTATGCGATTATAAATCTACTTATAATGATGTAATGAAAGTAGTTTCTCATTATCAAATTATTTTACCTAAGGTAACTTGGAATGGTAATCGGGCGGAATGGGTTTTGACAAACACAATTGAAGAGGTGGCAACATGAATTTTTTAACTAACGACCAAAAAGCTTCTATCGGTGGTGAATCATTTTATGAATTCCAAGCCTTTTTAGGATGCGGACATAGTGCTGTTACTGTAACAATGGTTTATGAATACGATTCAACGGGTATTTATAATGAGACAATCAATACTATTCGCACAATGTCGGGTATTGATATTATTGATTATATTGAAGAGTCAACAATTGATGAAATATGTATGCGCGGATGTATGTTACTAGAAGAATCTAAACAAGAGGTATATTAATATGAAAAGCTTTATAACTGACTTATTCCATGCAACAATATTCGCTGTCATTATCTCTAGTCCAATGGTAGCATATTTCATTATTTATATGTAGTCTAGACTGTAAACCCTTATTAATAGGGGTTTATGGCCTAGGTTTCTAGGGTCTTAATATATTCACGAAAAGGCAAGACAATGAAAATAATCCCCATCATTCCAATGACCAAAACACAATCGGCTATTGTGTGCGGTACTCTCACAAGCACATCTAAGATGCCTTGCAAGAGTTATTCTCTACCAACTGAAGCTTGTATCACTGGTTTCAAGATGGCACAAATAGAAGGTTCAATATGTTCTATGTGCTATGCCGATAAAGGCTTTTATAAGATGTATTCCAAAACCATTAAACCCGCACAATTTTCAAGGCTTGATTCTATCAATTCAGAATATTGGGTTTCGGGAATGGTTTCGGCTATCGGGAATGATGCCTTTTTTAGGTGGCACGATAGTGGAGATCTGCAAAGCCTTGAACACTTTGAAAAGATTGTTTCTGTATGCCTTGAAACCCCTAATACTAGGCATTGGTTACCGACACGGGAATATAGCCTTATAAAAGACTATGTCGCTACTGGTAAGGCTATCCCTTCAAATCTGACTGTCAGATTATCGGCTATGTATCCAGATCAAGCCGTGAAGATGCCTAAAAGCTTGCAAGGCATCAAGGGGATAACTGTTTCTAATGTGCATACAGATAAACCTATGGGTGAAGCTTGCAAGGCTCCTACTCAAGATGGGGCTTGTGTTGATTGTCGTATGTGTTGGTCTGACATTGTCATTTCTTATGCTTTGCATTGAAAGGGATTCACTATGCATAAGGTTTATGTATTGACAGAAGAGGGCGACATTGTCGCTGTTTTCTCTTCTAAAGAATTAGCCCTCCAATGTGCTAAAGAAAATGAAATTAGGAATTTCAATATTCAAGAATTTAACGTGAGGAACAAATAATGTCTACATCATATGATTTTAAAGAGGGTCAACTTGTAAAGTTGTTTCACGGTAGGCCAGAAGAGGCATGGCACATCTACAAAGCACCTACAGAAGAATTAAGAAAAGCCATTACATGGAATGATTCAAATGGTGATTTTGAAGAGTTGCAGCGAGTTGATATTCTTGAAATTTTTATCTCTGATTTTATTCAATCATAAGGTTACACAATGAAAACATCAGAACGATTTGCCTTGAATGAGTGGTTATCTGATTATCCCTTGAATGCCACATTCGATGATGTGCTGTATTTATTGTTGGATAATGATGATGAATCGGTTACCCCTTGGGAAGTTGTGCAATATCACCCTAGGCATTCAATCGCTGAATTCATTTCAAATACTCAATCCCATTTTGCGGCTGTCACTAATGAAAAGTAAAACAATGTTCTTTTTGTAAGTAAACCGCATAAAGCCCTTCGGGGCTTTTTTAGTTTCTAGGCTTAGGTCTAGGCTTAAGTACGTCAATTTATAGGCTTTAGGTCTAGGCGGTAGCGTGTCTCATTTACTATAGGGGTAAGCCTAGGCGGTAGCGTGTCCGATTGTCTCAGGCAATAGCGCAGCAAGGCTATTAATCGGGCGTTTAAGGGCTTTTTATGGGCTGTAGGTACACTGGTATCACTTTTGACGTTCGTTGATTCTAGGAGGTTTTGTGGATTGTTGCGAAAAAACAACTGTAAAGAAACACAGTAGAACTGTTGAAAAACACAGTAGAACCAAGGGTAAACCCTAGCCAGGACTCAAAAAAGTGGGTTTTGAAAAAAGTGGCGTTTACTTTTTAGGAAGTCGATTTAACCAATTTTTAGAAGTTCAAAGTTTTTGAAACTCCCAATATTAAAAGGCATTATCTTTTTCAAGTTGGAATTCTAGTAATCTCATTATTGTGATATTAAGTGCGTCAATCTCGTCCATTTTCTTAATATGCCACATTCTCTTTTGACCATGCCATCCTAATAATGAACCAGTATGGCAGTCTTTGCATAAAGATATACATGTATATTGCAGACCTTGTTTATAGTGGTGGGCTTCTGATGGTCCTAGTGCATCACATACTGAACAAGGAAGCATCTTCACCCTGGCTAAGTGAAATCGTTCCTTGTTGTTCAGCTTGTTGTTCATTGGGTTGCTTTTGTTTCCATTCGGGCTGAGTATTGGGTGGTTCTCCAGACCTCGATCCTTGCTTGGGCTGCTGTCATTAGCCACCGATACTTCTCTTCCTTCTCCACGGCTTGTTTGATGCCTTCGAGCACTTCAATATAGTCCTTGTGGGCGTAGGCAAAGGTTTCTTGTTTACCCAGCACTTCCGTTCCTGCTTGGCTCATCAGGTGAGCCTTCTTGGACTTTCGGAATTCCTCCAAGTACAGGCGATCCGCTTTGGCTTGGGCGTACAAGGGTGCGGTGTCGATCAAATACTGAATTGCTTTGTTTGGGTTTATCTGGCTCTCCATGAATCAATCTCCAATGCTTTTCTGCTAACCGTCTTATTCCTTCGGACAAAGAACCATTCCCCGCCAAAGTCAATGCCTGCTCATGGATAGGGGCTACCCTTGCTCGGATAGTCCTACCCTCTTCGCTGATTTTCTTTCTACCAGCACCTTTTCTTGAGCCGCCACGTTGTTTCATGGCTTGAATTATAGCTACAAAATCAATTCTTGATAGCTTGTAATACAAACATGATGTCTTCTCCGTTGTCTTCTTCAAAGACAGTTTTGAAGTCTGCTTTGTAAATATTCCTAAAATCTGACATGGCAGTTTTACCAACCTGGCGTTTGTATTCGTCTTGAGACAGGAATACAAGCTGCTCTAATTGCATGATTCTTGTATGGCTTGGATCACCGTAAGCCCAGACTGAGCTTTTAGATGGGCAGGTTGCCAAGAAGAAACCGTTTGGCTTTAAAAGTCGCCAGAATTCTGAGAACTGGGCAAAGAATAATTTGTAGTCACCTTGCTGTCCAAGGTGTTCAAGCACTTGGTAGGCATGGATCTCATCGAATTGTTGGTCATCAAATGGAAGTGGGAGCTTCATCAAGTCCCATACAACGTCAGGCTTGTGGTCTTCGTTGTAGTCCAAGGTTGTCAGGTTGTCCCAGCTTGGTGTGCCATCTGCTGCTAATTTCTTTGTGAGATTTGACCCACAGCCAATTAAAAGTTCTTTTTTCATATATTTTCAGAATTACTGGCTGGTTTTGCCCATATTGTTTGGGCAATGTAACGTTCTGTTGGGTGTGGAGCGTTTTGTGGTATTTCTACGCACATATAAACAGCGGCGTAACTGCCTCGCTTTACAACGGTCCAACGGTCTACATAGATCCCGTAAATTAACTTTAATGTCTTGCATATAGTCTTGGTTGTAGCATCATCAAAACGCTCTGTGATTTCTTTAACTGTCATGCCATCTTTTGATTCCAATAGCATATTTCGTATCATTTGATGTCTACTTTTTCTCATGCTTTTACCCTTGCTCGGATGGCGGCGGCACAGTCCATACAAGTTACATCCCACATGGATTTGTCTGTGTCGTTGTAAATATCTGGCGCTGGCAGTTCATCACATATCTTTGCACACGCCTCACGCTCATCTTCACGCACCATAGCGGCAAAGGCTTCCAGTGCTTTGATAAAACTTTCCCTGTCGTGACCAAGGCCGTAAACATCAAGCCATGATTCCCGCGCCAGTTCCATCACTTGTTGTTTACGCCATCCACTCATAAAACCTCCAGATAATCATTCCCGCAATCACTGCACAAACGGCAACAAATGCAATTTCAAATTTGATTTGTTTTTTCATTTTTTGTTCCATTCACGGCAAAATGCCCTTTGGTTAACAGACAGGTCAGGGTGAAACCCTGCTACTGAACACTCTGGGTGGGATGGTGGTAGTTGTGGCGCAAATACAACAAATATGCCAACAATGTTGACTATCAAGCCAAATAAAAACAAAGGGAATAGTGTTTTCATTTCTTAACCACCCAAAACTTACCCTCTTCCAAGGACTTTTGTTCGTTGTCGTAATCTTCACACCAGTTATCAAACTCTTCACGGCATTGGCGGCAATCGCAATGCCAATCTACTGTTTCTGGATCTACCAAAAAACCTTGATCATCATAAGAACGTTCCATTTCAGACTCCATTAAGTTGAAGCTCAAGTGTCTATCATCTTGATTGCACTTGATATCAGGACAAACCCTTAGATGTCTTCTTTTACCAACACCTCAACCATGCCGATAGTGCCGTAGCACTTGGTGCTATGGAGGCTGACCACTTGGGTGTCATCGTCATAGACAATGCCATTCATGCTATCTAAGAAGGCTTTAATGATGTTATCGATGTCTGGCTTCTTACAGGGCCGCTCTAAGCCATTTAAACAGGCCGCAGACCGCTTTTTAGAGTAAGACTGAGGGATTGGTACTGTGATGTAGATATAGGCCGCTATGGGCGTTTTTAGCGGTTCAGAAGATCCCATTGCTTGCCTAGCAGCTTCTGCAATTAGAGTTTCGTAATCACGGGTTTTTGTGGGTGTATATGTTGATACAAAATTGCCACGCCTGGCAAACTTAGGTCTGCCCTTACCGATAGGTGTGCCCTCTACTGTAAACATTACTTGAAAAGTCATATTGATACCCATTGTTGGGCCATTGCATCTGCTATGCCTGGATAAGTCATACTCCTTAACTTCCATCTATCAGCACTGGGTGGCAACTTGTTTTGACCACTAGCAGTTTGGTTAGCTCTACGGGTCTTATTGTCTCCCTCCAACTTATTTGTAGGGGTCAACAAGGGTAGATTTTTTAACCACAAGCAGGTCTTTTTGCTTGCATCATGTCCAAACCACCAAGGTTGGATGATTTGTTCAGGTTTCCGTATGCGAGAGCTGATGATCGAAACGGGGTTTTCTACTGCTATACGTTCAATTGGAGCATCCATCAGGAGCTTGACAAAGTCTAGGGCATCTTCTGTCAACTTAGGATCCCGCAATCCTCTTGTTGTCCAGTGCATTCCAGACACTGATAGGTAAGTGCAGGGTGGGTGGGCCACCATCAAATCCCATCCATGATCAATAATGTCCATCACATTGCATTGGTAGTGGTCACCCAAAAGAGACTCACTAGGTAGCAGGTCACACGATGCTGCATAATGCCCAGCCCGTATAAATGCATCTCTAACCGCTCCAGAATATTCACATGCAACTAAGACTCTCATTCCAATTCCCCATTCTTTATCATATTCATGTAGTTCCGAACCCGCTCCACTGATCCTTTTGAGTAGCGGCGTTCGATCAATTCAATGCGTTCTTTTGTAAAAATGCGGGTTTTTGTTGTTTCCCAAGTTGAGTACAGTTCTCTAGCCAAGGCTTTCTCTAGTTGCACCCTGTCCCCCGCATTGCTCACTACCTTCCTGCTGTAACTCATCCAGATCTCCTGTCATTACCAGTGCCTTATCTACTACCCTCTGTGGGTAAGGTGTTCCTTCTTTAACCTTGTCCAGTATCTTCATTGCTAGTTCATGTGTCACGCTGGTATCCTCTAGTGTGTTATTACTCATTGGTGGATGGAAGAGCAAAGCACAGCCTTACCGTGTTCAAAAACAACAGTTCGCTCTGTGCTGCGTTCATTACTCGTTGGAGCCATGTTTTCGCATTTGCACTGGACAGACTTAAAGACCTTACAGCCTTACCACCAGGTTCTATCCTTGGCCCACCTTCCCCGCTCTGGCTTGCTCGTGT